CGTCCTCTTCTGGTATTGGTCTTTGACGCCCCCAGTTTTCCATATTCCTTCTTTATGTTAGACGCAGTTTTTATGATTGAGCTCAGCTCTCTGCAATTGCCGACAAGTATAGGTCCACATCCCCCTTGAATTGGGGGCATTTTTCCAATGTACGTTGGGTCACATCATGCTGGACACCAAAGATTCTGTCCTTGAAAGTTTTCATATTGATACCGGTGGCGTTGTGTATCTCCTGTTCAGACGCAATGTCCTTTGCCGCGGTCAAGTAAGCCGACGCGTGATTCGCGTGAACGACGCTATGCAACGGTGACCCGTCTTGTTGCGCCATCGTCGCGTACTTTGCGGACCTTTTCATGAGAGTGTCCAACGTCTTCGCCCGCCCCCTTTTCGCGTTTTGTGCTACGATGGACCCCACGCATACGGCTATGATGATGTACAAGTACATTCTATAAAATAACCTCCAGTTTTTTTTAATTGTATATTATTTCGAATATGATGAAAGTAAAAGTTCCCCAAACACTTGTGAAAAAATGTTCAAATTTCTATAATGGAGATTTTTACACGTATATCAAAAATAAATACCCCGGCCTTCTCCCATTTCGTGACCGCCTGTATGTTCTCGTTCCCGACGGCCCCGCACACAATTGGTGCCCATTCATGAATGAATCACAATATGAAACCTATATTAAATACGGTTTCGTCATAGCATTTGCATTCGTAGAACGCATAAACGGTGGGATGGCCAATCTCATATGGTTGGAGACACGAATCCCCGGGTACGGATTCGCCACCTACCTTAGACGACACTTACGACATACATTTACCGATGTTCTTCCAACATTTATACCAAAGGAAAGTGCACACTATTGGAGTAAAGAGCTTGGGTATGATTATGAACGTGAAGAGGGGTATACCCTAGATGAGTACATGTCTCAATTATGTGGAGAATTAAAGCCATATTTCAATTGGGGTGCACTTGCATACACTTAAAAATAGCCCTCATTTATTATGTAGAAATGTCGTACAAACACAACTACCTTAAAAACCTCTTCCTCTCTGACAGTTACGCCAACGCCCTGTACCAGCTCGTGCTGGAACGGGGTGTGGTGGACGTGCCAAATTTTCAGTGTAAAACCCTCCGTCGCCTCTGGAAAAATAGGGAAAGCGAACTGGACCATGACATCAACGACATCTACACAACTATTGAAAGTAATGAATGGGACCTTCGCATCGATGCGGACCGAAGTGTGTGCGTCTACGTTGGTGAATCCCCCGATTTCGAAGATAAATATGAAGAAGTCCACGCCGAACAAGGTGTCACCTTCTGCACCGAAGACGGCTATGTCATCATGACACACGATCAAGGTTCCGAGGAACAGGTTCTCTTCGTCGACGTATGCCCCAGTCTCGGTGAAGAGTACCCACACATCCTCCGAGACATGGAACGTAAAATCCCCAAGGATTACCCCGATGACAGTTATAGGTACGTCCTTCTCGTGAACGAGTGCACGGTTGAATCGTGTGAATGGGAAGACCTCGTAGAAATCTTTGACGAGCATGACATCACGCTATGCTCGTTTAAGGAAATGATGCAATAATTATTATGAGAATATGCACATACGTTGGAATTATCACTGTTTCCTTTGTTCAAACCCCATAGACTTTCACGTGACCCCCGAAACCCCCTATGAATGGCTCGCGTATTATCACTACAGATTCATGTATAACCCAATCCCACTGTTCATGAATCGCATGTATCTCAAATACATAGGCAAGAAGATGCGTCGCGTCTGTACCCACTGTTTCATCACCTACCGACCCATACCATTCAAAGTCCTTCGTGACAGGGAAATTGGAAAGGCGCGGGTGCGACAGATGCCGACGACGAGCTTGGCACCTGAGGAGATACAACAATGGCTCGATGAGATGCCCAAGTTTTTTTATCCAGAAGAAACCTCCAGTGAGTGATTCTCTCACTGACACCATAGGGTAATTATGAAGGAGACTATACAAAAACTCACACACATAGAGCACATACTTAAGAGACCAGACAGTTATGTGGGTCCAGTGGAACAGCATAGAGAACAATACTGGGTTCTTGAAGGTGATGCGTTCGTGAAAAAGTATGTACAATATAGCCCCGCGTTGTTGAAGATTTTCGACGAAATCTTGGTGAACGCCATAGACAGAAACTCGTTATTCCCAAAGTTGGTGACAAACATCTTGGTGGACATTGATAGGGAGACTGGTGCCATCACTGTGTCAAACAACGGCCCCCTTGGGGGTATCGCCGTGAAAGAGCATCCGACGGAGGGATGTTGGAACCCAGAGCTCACTTTTGGTCACTTGCTGACGAGTACAAACTATGACGACACACAGAAACGCATTGTCGGTGGGCGCAATGGCTATGGTGCAAAGTTGGCAAACATCTACTCTTCCAAGTTTGAGATTACAATAAAAGATGGCGAAAACAAGCGGTTGTATACTCAAAGTTGGACTGATAACATGACCAAGTGCAACCCACCAAAGATGAAAAAGTTTCAAGGTGCCACCTCGGTCGTGAGCATCACCTTTGTCCCTGATTGGAAACGATTTGGTATGGAAGGGGGGATGACTGATGACATTTATGAAATTTTTCAAAAACGGGTGTGGGATTCAAATGTGTGTACAAGCCCCAACTGTAAGGTTAAATTTCAAGGTGAACCTTTATCAAAGATGTCTTTTGACAAATATGCAAAAATGTACACACAGACGTCATCTATCGCCAGTGTCACCACTGACCGATGGTCCGTGTGCATCGCCCCATCACAAGATGGTTTTGAACAAGTCTCTTTTGTCAATGGCATCTGCACCACGAAAGGTGGTACCCACGTGGACCACACCGCACAACAGGTGGCGGCATCAATCATCGATGAAGTCTCAAAAAAAATTCAACTCAAACCTCAACAAGTCAAAAATACCTTCTTCATTTTTGTCAAAGCCACCCTTGAAAATCCAAGTTTCTCCTCACAAGTGAAATCCGAGTGCACCTCCAAAGTTTCAGACTTTGGCAGCCGCTTTGAAGCACCAAAGACTTTTGTGAAAGCTGCTCTCCGCTCTGGTATTCAAGAAGAGTTGACCACTCTCTCCAAATACAAAGAGATGCAGCAACTGAAAAAGACGGACGCTGGTACAAAGAAATCAAAAATCACGGGCATCCCAAAACTTGATGACGCAAACAAGGCTGGTACTGCACAATCTCACAAATGTACGCTGATTGTTACCGAAGGTGATTCAGCAAAGACATTGGCGGTTGCGGGACTTTCTGTTGTTGGACGTGATTACTATGGGGTCTTCCCTCTTCGTGGGAAATGTAAAAACGTGAGAGATGCATCTGTGAAAACACTGACTGAAAACAAAGAGTTTAGTGACCTCAAGAAAATACTTGGTTTGCAACAAGGTAAAATCTATGAGGACACAAAAGACCTTCGTTATGGTCGTCTTCTCATCATGACAGATGCCGACAACGATGGGTCACACATCAAAGGACTGCTTCTCAATATGTTTCACTTTTTCTGGCCATCCCTACTGAGCATCAACTTTGTGGAGAGCATGGTGACCCCAATCATCAAAGCCACCAAAGGGAAACAAAGCATCAGCTTTTACACCGACCATGCATTCAAGACGTGGTACTCGAAAAACATATATGGCAATTGGAAAATTAAATATTACAAGGGTTTGGGGACATCGACATCTCAAGAGGCTCGTGAATATTTCAAAAATATTGAAAAATTGGTAGTCAAGTTTGATGTCGACGCCATGACTGATGAATCTATGACCTTGGCGTTTGACAAGAAAAAGGCTGATGATAGGAAAACGTGGCTTTTGGACACCTCCCTGAAAGACACCACACAACTTGAAATCCCCTATGGAAACATCGCACGTCTCGGTATCACAGACTTTGTCCATAAGGACCTCGTCAACTTTTCCATGGCTGACCTGAAACGGTCCATCGCACACGTCGCCGACGGTCTCAAACCATCTCAAAGAAAAGTACTCTTTGCATGTTTCCACAAAAATCTGAAAGAGGAGATGAAAGTGGCCCAACTCGCCGCCTATGTGGCTGATAAGAGTGCATACCACCATGGGGAAGTCTCTCTGGCCGATACCATCGTCAAGCTGGCAAACGACTACGTGGGGTCGAACAACATGAACATGCTCGTCCCGTGTGGACAATTCGGCACGCGGTTGATGGGTGGCAAAGATGCTTCACAGACGCGTTACATTTTCACAAAGTTGTCCCCAGAGGCGAGGAAAGTGTTTCACGCGTTTGATGAACCCGTACTCAACTACATGGAAGATGATGGTCGTCAAATCGAACCAGAATATTACATTCCAGTGATTCCCATGGTTCTCGTGAATGGTACGGAAGGTATTGGGACTGGTTTCAGTTCCTACATCCCACCATTCAATCCCAAAGACATTGTGAAAAACCTTGACCGCGCGCTTCGAGGGATGTCTCTCGTAGAGATGACTCCCTATTTCCGCGGATTTAAAGGAACCATCACAAAAGATGGTGTGTCATGGGTCGCCGATGGCATCTGGAAACATGGATACCGCTCCCTCACTGTCACCGAACTCCCACCAGGGCGATGGACACAAGATTTCAAAGAACATCTCGATGACTTGGTTGATAAAAAAGTCATCTCAAACTACACAAATAAATCAACGATTGAAGATGTGTATTTTGAAATCAGTGGCTACTCTGGTGACGATGTCATCAAAGATTTCAAATTGAGAAAGACGATTCACACCACAAACATGCACCTGTTCCACCCAGATAAGGGCATCGTCAAGTACACATCACCCGAAGAGATTCTTTCAGATTTTGTGAAAATACGACTGGACTGTTACAAAAAAAGAAAAGAACACCTCATCAGTGAGTGTGAAAAAAAGGCGCGTCTCTGCACCCACAAAGCCCTGTTTGTGAAAATGGTTGTCGATGGAAAATTACGGGTATTTAAAAGAAAAAGGGCCGAGCTTGAGGATGAGATGATACGCCAATTTCCACTCATCGACGGGAAATTTGATTACCTCCTCAACATCAGAACGTACCAGTACACCGAAGAAGCGGTGGAAGAACTGATGCAAGACGCCGCCGAGGTTGAACAGCAACTTCGTACACTGAAGAAGATGTCACATATATATTTGTGGCAGATGGATATTAAAAAATTATACACGTAAAGTAAGTATGGGTGAAGCCGCACACGTGGCGCTCAGTGCCATCGGTAAACAGGACACCTACCTCCTGTCAAAAGACCCAGAAGACAGTTTTTTTAATTACAAGACATATCAACACAGCAACTTTCGTAAATTTCATAGAAACAGAAACGTGACACCCCCATCAAACAGACCGGACACATGGCCCTTTGGGGAAACCATCAAAGTCCAGTATAACCCTCAAAACATGGGTGACCTGTTGTCAAATATGTACCTGAGCCTCACCCTCCCAGCCCTTGAAGTCGGTGGAAACTACGCAGACCAGGTGGGACGACACATCTTGTCCCATGTGAAAATGTTTGTGGATGAGTTGGAGGTGGAAACATTTTGGGCAGATTGGGGCATCCTCCATGATGAACTGTACACTGAAATGTCTGAAAAGGTGGCAAACAGATTTCTTGTCAACAGGTCGCTGGCGTTCGATAGCTCACAGGTGTCAAACAGCTACGCGGAATACAAATCTGATGTCGTCATCCCTCTCAACTTTTTCTTTTCACGCAATTTCGCCACCGATGAATATGAAAAAAATGAAAGAAACCGCCCCTATTTTCCCGTGTGTGCGTGTCACAAACAAAAGATTGAATTCGAATTCACCTTTCAACCACAAACATTCTTTGCCAATACGGCGACGACCCTCTCACTGACAGAGTTTGACATCGTCACTGAAGAGATCACACTTAGCCCTGAAGAACGTTTGTACACGAAAGACTACAGAGGTCTCTGGGTGACAGACGTCGTCATGAAACACCCGACGGTGGTGACAAATCCTACACAAAATTTCATTAAAAATCAGTTGGTTCCAAAAATTCCAGTGAAATCCATCCACTGGTTTTTTCGCAAAACAAAGTTTGAAGATGCCGCCTTGGTAAAAGACCCATCGGAAACCGATGAAGGCAACTTTTATATTCACAACCGATTCAACTTTAGTTCTACGAATGATTTTGATGAACTCAACACCTTTTTCAACCCAGTAATGGACACGGCAAAATTTTACATCGAAGGGTCGCGACTACCAAACATGACATCGACGGACCATACGTATTTTAAATATTACATTCCCTATGAAAAAAGATTGTCTCGACCTATTCGAAACATATATTCATACAGCTTCTCGATGTATCCAGTGAACGTGCAACCATCGGGAAGTTTAGATTTTAGTCAAATTCAATCCAACATGACAACCATCGAATGTCAACTCTTGCCGACATCTGATGAATACTCACTGCACATGTACTACACGGGCTATCAAACCTTCAAGTTTGAGGGCGGTTTCATGTCTCTCGCTTATTAGAGAGCAGTTCATTTTTGTGTGTCGTGATGAAATGAATGACGTCATTCTTAATACACCACTTGATGAAATTCAACTGTGCGACAGTGGTATGAATTTCCTCAGATGTTCCGGGAATGGTAAAGGTAATCTTTTCCGCGCGACAAAAAGGATCAAACAACTTTTTACTATACCCCAACAACGAACTTTTATACGCACAGTGGACACTGAATACTTTCCCATCACCAGTTTTATAGCATGTACGGTTTTTCTTTGCATAGTTTGTGATGAACCACTCCAGATTTCGTAAAGAAATTCCAGATTTTTTATTTAAAATATTCATCAAAGTTGCTTTATTCTTTTCTTTGGCATAGAAATCGTGAATGGATGATAGAAGAATATCGGACTTACTCATTAAATAATATACTGTTTAAATCTATAAGCTTCTTTTTATCTTGTGCCTGACACGCTGGACAATTCTCATCATATAACACATCCATCCCATGCGTGTGCGTTGTCGCGACATTATCTATGACCATTGGTTGAAGCTTGACTTTTTGGTACAAATGTAAAGTACAATATCCCTCGTGCGTCCCCTTTCTCGTGCACCGAACACCATCCTTTTTCACCCCTTTACACCGCGCCCGGTCCGTCAACTCTGGGACATCACGAAGCAGCAGGTCTTTTGATATTCCGTGATGCTTCGCGACGTAGTTTATGTACCCATCTAACTTTTCATTATACTCTATAGTCAACGCATCAACCCTGGTCGAGACCCGCCGCTCAACTTCGTCCTCTATCATTTTTGCAATTCGTTGACTCAACTCATCACTCATGTGTCGTGCTCTTATTTTTAGAGAGCTCAAATTTTTTAAATAACTCAGTGATTGTGGTTTTCTGTACAGGAGCTGATTTTCCCCTTTTTTTCTTTGGGGGTTTATGTTTTTCTATAATTTCTCCAAATATAGTCTGCTTTGGTTCAGGAACCAGGGGTTCGAGAAGGTCACACACCGGGTTTAAGAACTTGTTGACGAAATAATAGTGATAATCCACTGGAATATTGTGTTCTTGCACATATTGTGGGTCCTCAGCCTTCTCAAAAGCCTTTGCCCTTGGGTCCTCCGTCTTTGTCAACAGGTAGGGCACACGGTCACCACTTTGAGGTTCCGACCCAGGTTTTCGCTGACGCATCTTATTGTGTACCTGCACATGCCCCATACTGATGTCCCAACTACCATCAATGTCTTTGATTGATACCGGTTGCCCCTTCACCTTGTACGTATCCGACAACGACTGACTCAAGATGAGTTTTGGATGTGGCACATCACCAGTGAGTAACTCAAGCGCACGTTCCCTGGCGAGTACCTGTGGTGGCTTTGGGTCCGAGGATGTTAAAATGACATCAAGCAACTCTTTACACACTTCTCGCACGTGAGGTGTGTTGTCTCGTCGTACGAGCTGCAAGCCTTTCACATCAATGTACTTGAACTCTACTTTTCCAGTTTTCCCCTTTTCCCACAACTTTGCCGCATAGCGTTTCTTTGAATAGAGAATGTACGGCATGTACACCTTTTCCAACTCAAGGTCATTCGGTTTCTTAAAGAGGCGGGTACACTGTTCGGCTGCCTGCTCACCCAGCTGCCAGCTGTAATCTATGGCATCTTGTCCCGTGCGACCTTGGACGTCAAACTCTACCATCACAGAGTCAGTATCTCCATACCTCACATTTGCCCCTGGGAAGTGTTTTTCCACGTAGTTTTTCGTCTCTTCAATCATGGACCGCCCCTTAAAGGTCACCGAGGATGCGATGGCGACACATGGTAACATGCCACGCGCCGCTCCGGTGAAGCCATAGCAGCTGTTCATAGAAATTTTGTAGGCCAGCTGTTTCCCGTTGTACACCTCCTTCATCCCTTGTGTCGTCGCCGCAGCCATATCTTTTTTGGCTTGTTTACGAAATTGCTTGAGCTCTGCCAAAATTGTCGGTAGCAAACTCGGCACATTTTGCGCGAATTTGTAAGACTTGCCAGAGCCAAGAGTGAATGTCTCGTACTCCACACCGGGAATGTTCCCATACCTCTTCTCATCCATCACCAATGTACTGTAGCAGAGATTGTGTGCCATCATTATCGACGGATATAATGAAGCGAAATCGAGAGCCGTAATCGGTGTATAGTATGCCCCAGACTGTGCTTCAAGAACAGTCGCTCCCTCATACCCCACCTCTGGTAAACTGCCTTGATAAATAACAGGAACAAGAAACCCAAGTTCCGCAGCCTTTTTACACAACTGTGAAAACACTTTAATTTGCTGACCCCTCTCTACGAGAAAACATAGCGGGACTGAAGTCGCCTTTGCCATCTCCACCAAGTTGACAAGGATACACAACTTTGCCAATAGCTTGTGCGGGAGCAGTGTATCTTTGATACAATAGTCTGCCACTTCACCAAGGCGCACTGGGTCCCCTTCCTTAAAACGTGCGAAAATCTCCCTTGGTGGCATGTCCAACTTTTGGTCACCCAGGTAGAGCTGGGCCACGCTGTTCAGTTTGTAACTATCGAGCTTGTACCCTTTCTTCACCTCGTGGAAAAGGTCAAAGATGAATCTTCCACTCATAGGTAACAGTTTGAGCTCATTGTCACCGAGGGCACTTGATGACAACTTTTTATACATCAGCTTACACTCTTCATTTTTAAATTTTCCCATGTTGTAAAAATCCCCAGAACAGCCACACATGACACCTCGCTTCATGATGTACTCCAAGTCAAACCCAAAAATATTCCAACCAGTGATGATATCAATATCTGCTTTGCGAAGATATTTTTGAAACGCCTCAAGCAACTCCTTCTCCGTGTCAAAGCTCCTCACCCTGTCACCCTCCGTCTTTTTGTAACAGAGACACACCTCCTCGTAAGGGACATCTGAGCCAAATCGACATAGGGTGAATGCGATTTGAAAACAACAATCACCGGGCACGTCTGCATCAGGAAATTTCCCAGTACTACTGTTACACTCGATGTCCACCGATGCAACAACGAACGGAGCGATATCATCGCGTTTCACTGGGGTGAGTGTCGTCCAGTCGTTGCAGAAGAGGTCAATGTCCACATGGGCCAGGTGGGAACGCACACACTTTGCCCCAGTGTCGAGCCAGCCAGTGCTTTGAATACCTGTCCGATGCATCAGTCGAAGCATTGGGTCGAGGTTTGATTCATAGGCGTGCAATTTTACTTTTTCATTGGTGAGTTGTAGCGGGTATTTGAGCGTGTTGGCCACGAAGCGACGTTTCGCAACATTCACACAATCTAACCGAATGAACCTACCCTCTTTATTATTCTGAAATCCCCATATATCTTTTGCTTTTTTTAATCCATAATTGACAAGGCACTCAGGACACCTTTTGTCCAGAGTGGTATAGATTTCTTTAATAGTCATCGCGGTGATTCCGTCAGGCAACTTGGCGTAAAAATATGGCGTAAACTCGGTGGTCACGCAGACCGACCGACCTTCTTCCGATTTTCCAAAAATACTGATGAGATGACCATCCTCTTCAGTATCCCTGGCTTCCCACGTCAATGCCTGAAATACCACCATGCCTTGTGTAATAATGTACCCAAAATTTTAATATAAATTATATAGTAAATGTCAGCTGCGTTGATTGAATTGGTCAGCCGAGGTGTCCAGGACACGTACACGACCTCGAATCCGGAGGTGAGTTTTTTTAGACAAAACTACAAACGTTATACGAACTTTTCAATTAAACCAGAACGTCTCGATTATATTGGGACTTTTGGTTCGAACAACGAGGTCACGATCCCGATTCGTAGTAAAGGGGATTTATTGTCTTACATTTGGGTCGAAGCCGCGAATATCGGGGCTACTGCAGGTAATAACGGCTTTTTTAGCGTCGCGGATGAACCGACCGAATTCTCCCTCTGGATCGGTGGTCAAGAGGTGTGCCGTTTAGATTCCCTGTATATCCAGGGTGTGCACAACTTGCTCTACCGCCCGGACGGTGCGAAGAGCAGCATGGCGGTCACGACGACCGATGTCAAGCCGAACGCCGTGGGGTACTCTGGTTCCAACGCCGGACACTACATGATTCCGTTCTTCTTTGCGGAAGACTGGACCAAGTGTTTGCCGCTCGTCGCTCTCGCCAATCACCAGGTGGAGCTTCGCATCAAGTGCCGCGCCAACTTCACCCCGAGTGAAACGCCGAAAGTGTACGCGAACTTCATCTTCTGTGACACGGAGGAACGTGAATTCTTCGTGAAGAATGAGCAAAAGCTCCTCATCAACCAGGTGCAATACCAGCCGATGAGCGCCACCGATACGGAAGTGGACCTTACGTACTTTAACCACCCGGTTCGTGCGGTCAGTGTGGTGTCTTCGAAGAACAATGGTGCCAATTGGGCAGCCAACTACAGTTTCACGGAGAGCACCTTGTACATCAACGGCACCCCGCTGTTCGATGGCACCTCGAACGTGTACCACCACACCATCGTTCCCGAGATGCACACCACGTCCCTTCCGGAAGGTGTGTTAGACACCGCCCCGCTCTACACGTGGCCGTTCGCACTCACCCTTAATAAGACACAAATGTCTGGCAGCCTTAATTTTAGCCGCATCGATACAGCTCGACTGAAGTTAAAGTCGCCGTCCGGTGGTGCGAGCTCTATTGTGCGCGCGTATGGGGTGAACATGAACATTTTACGCATTAAAGATGGCATGGGTGGGGTTGCCTTTGGAAATTAAAGATTACAACTGCATACTAATACAAAAGGAAATGGTACTTTGTGTAAAGTGCCTTCATGAGAATGTCAACTTACCTAATCGTGGTTCTGACGGGGCTGTCGGGTATGATTTATATTCTGATGAAGACATTGTTATCGATAGCTCGAGACGTGCACTTGTTGGCACGGGGATCGCAATTGTTTTGCCAGTAGGCACCTACGGTCGCGTTGCCCCCCGTTCAGGACTTGCATTAAAACACGGGATTCACGCGGGGGCTGGGGTCATCGACCGGGATTACAGGGGAGAAATCAAAGTACTCCTGTTCAATCACGGAGAGACTGCTTTTACTGTTAAAAGAGGTGACCGAATCGCCCAACTCATACTCGAACGATGCGAAACTCCGGACGTACGCGTCGTAGATACGTTAGATGACACCACCAGAGGTGCAGGTGGTTTTGGTTCGACCGGTATTTTTTAATATTGATATAAATTAAATGCCACCATCAGTTGGCGAGACACGAACGGTTGCGTGCCCAGCCGATTGTGGTGAAGGTGCATGGGATTTTACAGAAGCACTTTGCCCCTCAGGTTGTCCATCTGACGGTTATACATACTCTCAATCGACCCACGTTGCATCCTGGACTGGTTCAGCTGCGATTGGTACTGGTCGGGCGTGTCCAGATGACAAAGAAGTGACGTGTCCGGGTTACACGTGCTGTGAGTATGGTACTGAAAGTGCTTATGGTACGTGTGGGCAGTATGAGTCTGGACAGCAGTTATATAGAAAGTATGCAACAAACGCACCATGCAGAAGTCCAACATACAGGCAAAGCAAAACACCATGCGCACCATGTACTGGTGGTACATGGAGCTACACATGCCCCACATATTGTGGATACGGTGGTGGGCAGGTGACAGCGACACTCACCGGATATACACCGGCCGTTGGTACTGGGGCGGAGTGTACAACTACTAAACAGGTCGATTGCGATTCGACGCCCGCGTGCCCCCCATGCGAATATACATCGTGGCAATATTCTGGTGGTTGTAAAAAAGGAAGACAGAGATCTACTCGCACAAGAACAAATTCACCATGCGTCGGACAATCACCAGACACTGACAAATTCGAGAATTGTTCGGACTGTGAGTTTGGTTGGGTACATGATGGTACGTACGATTACACATATGACAATCCAAGAACAGAATGTAGTTGGTATGGGGGCAAATGTTATTGTTCATATTATAAGAATATGTATTGGGGTGTAACTACTCCAGCTGTGAACACTTCTTGTA